AATACTACACCCGCCTCGTGACGTGTTATTTATAGCCTGGGTACCCAAGGATATTTACACAGCAGTCCAAAACTTACAATAATTACACCTTTAGTCCCTCCGTGTTGCTACAGTACCCAATTGCATTTTCTCTCTCATCTAGCGCACTTAGTATGGCCCACATAATAAACCATTAATTTTTTATTTTTTTTATTCTTTTTTATTTTATTCATTTCATTCTTTCTTTTTTTAAAGAAACAAAATTAATTTTTATGCCCCTGCGGGGCCCTATTTCTCTTAATAATAATAAAAAATGATTCAGTATTTATTTTTTTTTTTCATTTCATTCTTCCTTTTTTTAAAGAAACAAAATTAATCCAAATATTCATCACATTTAATTTCATGAATGTGATGTTTAAGACAAACACCACAAGGAATACAAGGAATTACATGGACCCTATCATTACTAATCTTCTCAAAGTCTGGGAGAAAATTAGACATGACAACTACATGAATACAATTAATTAAGGGAGCCATAAGAGGCTCGTACTTATTACTAACTATTAATCTATCCTTAAACATCTCTATTAAACTATATTGTAGATAATCCTTCTTATCACGAGGAATATCAAATACAATATTATTTCCTAAACATCCTATATACTGGTAAGCTACATTATCTGCAGATCCTCCACGTGTATAGAACCAGGACCCACTTCTGTACAGGTCTCTGGCAAAGGTGGATTTTCCTTCCCCACCAATGGGTCCATATACCCAGATGATAGTGCGGTCATCTGGGTCCCTGTCGAGGAGCGTCTTCAAGCGCAATTGCCAAGATTTCAAATTTGAAATTTGAATCTCATGAGCGCTCTTCTGGAATTCTTCCTCAGCAATCTTTGCCTTGACTCGTCGGAAAACGGAAGGATTTTCCTCTGCCATTCTCACCGGAGATCGAATTACGATTTCCCTTTGTCGGCGTTTGTGAGAACCAGCAGGACAGTATTCCCCAAATTCAAAAGGACCGGAAACCCTAGTTTCCTTTTTCATACAATAATCGCGAGCCTCGTCTGTTTTACGAGCTCGCTGTTTCTCAAGATGGGGCTTCAAATCCCCAAATATGGCCTTCACCTGGTTCAGGGTCCTCTGACCCTTCAATTGCAGGTAGCCTTGCAGGTGGCGACGTTTCGTCGTCGGAGACTCCTCTTCTTGCCAGCAGGCATAACTCACGTGAGTGTTCTCGAAGAGTGGGACCAAGTCAGGTGCGGTGGCAGTAAGGAAGAACACCGTGAAACACCACCATTGACCTTTGATAGCGGCCATGTTTACTCAGATATGATTATAAGAGAAGAAGAACAACTGTACGGAGGGTCTCTAACTCGGGGTCTCGAGGCGGGGT